GGAAGGCGTCAACGTGGAAGCGTTGATCGCTGGAGGATTCCTCGAGGACACCCACACCGCCCCCGGCAAATCTGCTAAAAATAAGACCAAGGCTCCCGACGCCGCCAACACCACCCAGGAGTAACCATGGCCACGTCGACCTACCTCAGCAACCCAGTCGTCACCGTCAACGCTGTCGACTTGTCCGACCAGTGCAGCGGCGCCACCGTCAACCAGACGTTCGCCCAGTTGTCCAACACCGCTTTCGGTGACACCGCCATGAAGTACACGGCCGGTCTGCAGGAGAACAGCGTGACCCTGGATCTGTACTGGTCGACGGCCAGCACCGAAACCTACGCCACCCTTAAGTCGCTGGTGGGCACCAGCACCAACGTGACGATCAAGGGATCGTCGGCCGCTGTCTCGGCCACCAACCCGTTGGGCACCCTCACCGGAGGCTTCTTGGCCGAACTGCCGGTCGTCTACACGGTTGGCGAATTGGCCACCTGCTCCGTCACCTTCAACGGTGGCACCTTCGCCTACACCGAGGCGTGATTCATCCCTAACCCGAAAGGCCCGACATGAAACTGCACCTCAAAGTCGACATCGGTGACGGCCCGTTTGTGGTCACCACCAACCTGCAAACGATCATCGCTTGGGAGCGTAAGTATCGGCGCAAAGCCGGTGACCTTGCCGCGGGGATCGGCATGGAAGATCTTGCTTTTATGGCGTGGGACTGCTGTAAGCAAGCCAAGATCGTGGTGCCCGTCGAATTTGACTCGTTCATCACGAAGATCGTGGAGTTGGAGGTGGTGTCGGAGGAGGCGTCCGGCCCTTTCCAGCAGGCACCTACCGAAGGTCTTTAGCAGAACTGCTAATCAGCACCGGCTGGTGGCCGCCTGATGTACCCTTTGATACGGACGACTTGGCGACGGTCGCCGCGATCATCAAGGAGAAGAAACGGTGACAGTCGGGGCCACGCTTGAGGTGAAAGGCGTCAAGGAAGCCTTGGCGATCCTCAACGCCTTGGACAAGTCCACCCGGCGTCAGATCACCCGCGACTTCGCCACGATCGCCGCCCCGATGGTGCAGGAAGCCAAACGCCTGCTACCTGGTGACGCACCTATGTCCGGCTGGAATCGCGGCTACAGCGTCGGCGGTCTTGCCAAGAAGCAGGCGCGCATGGCCCGCGGCGTCGTCTCGTTTGCCGACGAAGACTCAACGTCGCTGCTTCCGTGGAATGCCAGTGCCGAGCGACGATCCATCAAGGCATTCACGTCCGGTTCCAAGAAGAAGGCGGCCGTCTTTGGCATGAAATGGAACGACCGCACCGCCACCCTTTTTGACATGTCTGGCAAGTCGATGACCCCGCAGGGCGCCCAGATGATCAACGTGCTGTCGTCTCGTTTCGGTAGCCCGTCGCGCATCATGTGGAAGGCCTACCAAATGTCTGCCGACGACGTGCAGAAACAACTGCGTAAACTGGTGGAAAAGATCATGAACGACTCGTCCTATGCCCTGCAATACAAGCACGGCAAGACGGTCATAGCGAAGGTAGTGAAGGTGATCTGATGGCCGTATCAATCCCCCTGGTAACAGAATTCCAAAACCGTGGCATCAAGGCCGCCGAAGCCGCCTTCGTCAACTTCCGTAAGCAGGTCGGTCAGGCCGAAGGAACCATGGGCAAATTCAAGGCCGGTTCCAAAGCCATCTTCGACGGCATCCAAGCCAACGCCGCCACCTTCGCCACAGCAGCCGCAGGAGCCTTCGTCACCTACGCCGCCAAGGGCGTGACCGCTTTCCAAGACCTGGCGTTGTCTGCCGACAAGTTTGCGGCCAGCACCGGACTGGCCGTTGAAGAAGCGTCCCGCCTGATTGAAGTCACCGGCGACATTGGCATTGAGGCCGCAAGCGTCGAAACCGCCATTGGCAAGATGAACCAGAACCTTGGCAAGTCGCCAGACTTGTTTGAGGAATTGGGCGTACAGGTGGAGTACGCCAAGGACGGCACCGTTGACGCCAACGAAACGTTTCTGAACGTCATTGAGCGGCTGAACAACATCAAAGACCCCGCCGAAAAAGCCCGTGTTGCCACCCAACTGTTGGGCAAGGGCTGGCGCGACATGTCGACACTGATCAACATGGGTGCCGACGAACTACGCAAATCGTTGGGCCAAGTGTCCGGGGCCAAGACCATCAGCCAAGACGAAGTGGACAAAGCCAAAAAGTTCCGTGACACCATGGAGAAATTGGGTGACGCAGTGTCCGATCTCGGCCTGATGCTCGGCCAAGTGTTGGTGCCACTACTCAGCAAGGCCGCAGAAATTTTGACCAGCAAAGGCGCCCAAGACTTTTTCGCAGGCGTCAAATCAGGCTGGGAAACACTAAAATCTCCGGTGACCTGGACGTTGGACAAGACAGACGCACTTGGTAAAGCGTTGCACGAAACCGGCGACATGCTGTGGTACTCGTTCTTTGGCGATCCTCGTTATAAAGGCCCGGTGGTGCACGTTGAGGCCATGAAGGCGTCACGCGAAGAAGCCCGACTAATGCGCGAAGAATTCAAGGAATTCCGCAAACCCGAAATCAGCGAACCGTTTGAGGAACTGCGGGCCAACGCTGAACGGTTGAAGAACGAACTGCAGAACGTGGCGGACAAATGGGACGTGTTGACCGGCAAACTGGATCAGCGCGTCGCCCTTGATAACGCCGAACAACAGTTGAAAGACCTTGAGGAAGCCGCCGCTAACGCCTTCGGTGCACCGACCCAAGAGAACCTGGCGATCTACAACGAGAAAGCCGCCCAGTTCGCCGGTTTGTTGGCCAGTATTGCGGGAAGCATGGGCGACATTTCGTCCCGCGAAATCCAACTGAGGTTTAAAGCCGAAGGGCCAGCCGCGGCGTTGGCATTGGCACAGTGGCTGGCGGGCGGCGCCGAATACTCAAACATCACTCCGTCGCAAGCCATCGGTCAAGCCGGTTTGTCGTTCTCCATTCCTGGTCGTGCGATGGGTGGCACCGTGTCCGCTGGCGGCACCTACCTGGTCGGGGAGCGGGGCCCGGAACTGTTGACTGTCGGAGCCGGTGGCGGGCATGTGACCCCGATGGGTGCAGGCGGCGGCAACACGATCAACGTGACCGTCACGTCAGCCGACCCGGACGCAGTAGTAGCCGCACTCCAAAAATGGGTGAGGAATAACGGTGCCGTCGCACTCGCCACCACCTCCGGAGTCAGATTCTGATGGCCTTCGATCTGGCGTGGACTGTCAAGTACGGCGACATCGGCGGACTGACTGACATCACCAGTTACGTCACCGACTTTGTTGTTGACCTAAACGCCAACATCGGATCAGCAGGCCGAAGCACCTGCCAAATCACGATCAACAACAACGGCGGACAATTCACCCCAAACGGCTCCGGCACCTATGCGTCAGTCAACTGGTTTAAGCAAGCCGTCGTGATCTCATGTACCGGCGCAGGGCTCACCGAATCCGTGTTTGTCGGTCTTATTCAAGACTTCGAGATCATCCAAGCATCACCCAAACAGTCTGTGGTCAGCATCCGAGGCCTTGACTTCCTGTCGATAGCAGGCCGGTCGTCCAACCAACTAACCGAGACAGGCGGCGGCTTCAATCTAAGACTTAACGAATTCATTGACTCGTTCTTTAATCCGTCGTACTTCTACGCGCAGACATCCGCGACCCCAACGATGGGATCGACCACCTCGCTCAATTCGCGGACAACGAGCACGATGGTCACCGACACCGTGACCTCCTTACTAACCTTCGGACTCACACAGGGCACCCTCGGAGATTGGCTGAACAATCAAGGGCTACCGACCGCTCCCGGCACCGCGTACGCAACCGACTACACGATCACCTCCGACCGCTGGTTCTGGAAGTACGACACAATTGACTCAACCCTCAACAGAACCACCCGGGCCTACACGACCACCATGGTCGACGGCTCGTCAGCCCTCACCACCGGGCAAGTCCCGTTTGACCAGATCAACGTGGGATTCCAACAAGACGAACTGACCAATCAGTGTTACGCCAACCCGTCGTATGTATTCAGCGCAATAGCACCAGTGACCTCAACTAACACCACGTCACAAAACCAATACGGCGTACGCGCCAGATCGTACGCAACCTGTAT